GAAGCTGAACTACAACTAGAGATGTAAATTAATGAATGAACGTGATTGTGCGGTAATGGAGTCTAGAATCTTGCAACATGAAAAGCAGTTAACTGACATAACAAAATCAATGGATGACATGAGGGACGACATTGCGCTCATTCAAGCCTCAATCTCACAAATACGAAATCTGGCTTATGGGGCTGTTGCCTTTTATGTTGTGAGCAATGTGGGCTTGCTTGAAGCTCTTAACTTGGTCTCATGATGCCTTATCATTTCAGGGCAGATGACGGTTCATTCATCACTAAGTCTTTTGCATCTGATGAGGATGCTGTGAATTACGGTCGTGCTACTTGCCGAACAATCATGACTGAATCTGATATTGAAGAACACAATGACCTCCGTGGGGACTATGAATAAAGCGAATCAAATGGCAACATTAAGCGAGTATGCTTATCTCATGCCCCAGAAGTTCATCCAGATATGTAAGATGTTTACACCGAGTTTCCATAGCGCAAAAGGCACACAGTGTTATACATTGTGGGATGACAACACGTTGATCTTTGCTTTCAGAGGTACTGAGCTACAGCTTGACGACATTAAAACTGATCTTGATTTCCTCAAAGAGGAGACCTCACACGGTAAAGTCCATGCGGGGTTCTTGAACGCGTATGAAGATATTAAGTCAAAGATAGAGGCTGACTATACTATGCTTGAAAAAGGAAGGACTGTCTATTTCACTGGGCATAGCCTCGGAGCTGCTTTAGCTACGCTTGCGCTAGATGACTTAGGTAAAGCTGAGGACTCTTTATATACATTTGGATCACCAAGAATAGGATGTTCGGCATTTGCTACACAGTTTAATAAGAGATTTAAGAATACTTTCAGGTATCGTAACGAGAATGACATTGTTACTAGGGAGCCTATGGCTTTACTTGGTTATCGTCACGTGGGGGATAGCTATTATTATACTGGTTCAGGTGATTTAATTATAAATCCTAGTTGGTGGAAACGATTTAAAGAATATGGAAAAGGTATCTGGAAAGATAAGCTTGATATGTTTAAAGATCATTCTATCAGTAACTATGTGAGACTCACATCATGAAATACATATCACTACTTCCTTTATTATTCATGCTAGGATGCACAGGAACAACTATGATTGGACATACTGCTCAATATGCAGTTTCTGAATACTGTTTACTTCCTTCTCTTGGAAGATCTATCCTAAGAGATGAGCTTGATACAGTCCTTAGTCCTAATTCAATTGAGATTGTCTGTTTAAATAACTAAAATAAGAGAGATTATAATGCTTACCTACACTGTAGTTGAACAAATCGAGAAACCTAAGAAGAAGAAACCTATAAAGAAGAGAGTACAGAAGAAAGAACCTTCTCCTGTGGCTACCCCTTCCGTTAACTAAGTTGCAGAGCAAGGAGATTTAATGACTTTTAGAGAATTAATAAACGAGGTACTTCTCAGATTAAGGGAAGATACTATAACCCTAGACTGGTCTGGAAATATTAATGACTCTCTTACCGTCACTCCGTATCAGAAGGTAGTTGCATCACTAGTTAATGACTCTAAAAGGGCTGTTGAGATATACCATGATTGGCTTGTGCTTCGTGAGACAGTAAGCGTATCTACTGTCAGCGGCACTGATACTTATAACTTAAACTCAGGACAAGAGATTAAAGTTATAGACGTTATTAATCAAGATACGGGGACTCGTCTCTCTCAAGTCAGTAGAGAGGTTATGAATACTCTAAAGTATCCTACTAACTCAACTGGGGAGCCTAGATATTATGCTTTTAATGGAGCAGATTCTAATAATAATCTTAAGATTCAAGTTGAGCCTGTCCCTGTGGATGCTCAGACGTTATCCTTTGACATTATTAAATATCAAGACACTCTTAAGACAGCGGCTTCGGTGATTAAGGTACCACAGCAACCTGTACTACTAGGGGCATGGTCGAGAGCTATCTCTGAAAGAGGAGAGGATGGGGGTACTCAGATGACGATTACTGCTAAAGAAACACTAGAGAGTTTAAATCAAGCTATCCTTGTTGATAGCGGCAATACTCAATACGAGAGTGATTGGTATGTCAGGTGAGCTGAAGTTTGTACCCTTAGATGATATTGGTATTAATGGACTTAATACCCAATCTAATCCGACTACACTAGAACCTAGTTGGCTTACTGTTGCTGATAACATTCTACTTAAAGAGTCAGGAAGGATAACTTTTAGAGAAGGTATTAAACAGCAAGTTCTTCCTATAGCTGGAGGCGCTCCTATAGGGGCTATTACAGAGTATCGTAAGGATGGTACTATCTTAGCCGCTGTTGGTAATAAGATGTATGAGGTTGATTTTACAGCCCCTAATGCTGCCTTTATTAATTCACATACTACTAATGTAACTACCTCTAACTGGGAGATGATTGATTTCAACAATGAGATCTATTGTGTTCAAGAGGGAGCTATACCAGAAGAATATGATAATGGGACTTGGACAATACTAACAGGCACTACAGGGTACCAAGCCCCTGCTAATGTCACTACTTTTAATCCTAGGTGTGGTACTGGTTACTACGGTAGATTATGGGTAGGCGGTATTACTGAAGAGAAAGATGTAGTTTATTACTCCGATCTTCTGGATGCTCATAAATGGAACTCAGGGTCTGCGGGTGTCATCGATCTCAAGACAGTCTGGGGAGCAGATGAGATTATTGCTATTGAGCCTTTCTTTGGTCAGTTAGTTATATTCGGTAGGCATAATATAGTTATCTACGATAATCCTTCTGATCCTAATGCGGCTTCCTTCGGTTTAAATGAAGTTATTAGAGGCATAGGCTGTATAGCTAGAGATTCTGTACAAGCTGTAGGTGATGATCTACTTTTCCTATCAGATACAGGACTACGTTCCTTATCAAGAACTACACAGTTAGATAAAGTCCCCCTGCAAGAGTTCTCTCTTAACATTAGAGATACCTTGTTAAGAAATATAAAGCAGAGTTCTAATGTTAAATCAGTTTATGTTCTTGATGATGGTTTATTTCTACTATCATTTGTAGATCTAAATATAACTTATGTATTTGATATAAGACATCAGACTCCTAATAATACTCCTCGTATTACTAAGTGGTCTTTTCAGGGCAATCGACATCCTTCTAGTTTTACTTATACAGACTCAAAAGGTTTCCTTATAGGGCAAACCCTTGGTTGTGTAGCTACTCTTGAGGGATACTTGGAAGAAGACTTTGTAGCTGGAGGCACTAATACCACAACTTCGTACACCAGTTCTTTTAACACAGTATGGATTAACTTAGGAAACTCTGCTGTCTCTTCTATACTTAAGAAGTTCCACGCTATTATTGAAGGGGGATCAGGAACCACAGTGGGTTTACAATGGTTTACTGATTTTAGTCCGAGATCTAGTCCTGTTAATTCATTTGAATTACGCCCCTCAACAACGGGGACTGTTGCGTTATTTGGCGCTTCTTCCTCGTTATACGGAACATCTAAGTATGCTCCTGTCTTTGGATTAGAAGAATATACAGTGAATCTTACTGGAAGAGCTAAGTTTATACAATTCAGGATGACGGCTGAGACTACTGGGTTTGTTGCCTCATTACAGAAATTAATACTATTATACAAACAAGGTAAGATACGATGAGTAATTATACAATTGCAGTTGCTTGGAATGGCAAGGATGCTTTAGCTGATACAGATGCATCTAAAGTTATATCAGGTAATGACTTTGATACTGAGTTTACTGCGGTACAAGTTGCTGTTAACTCTAAGGCAAATCTCAATGGGGCTGTCTCTGAATCCTTTAGTGCGACCTCTGCTCCTGCTGGGACATCTACAACACAAGTTGCCACTACAGCATATGTACAAGGGGAGTTTACTCAGGCTAATATCAATGGCATGGTCTATCCAGTAGGTTCTATCTACACTGCAACTGTATCCACAAATCCTTCTACGCTACTAGGAGTGGGCACATGGTCTGCATTTGGGCAGGGTAGAGTTCTTATAGGGGCAGGTACGGGGACGGATTCTAGGTCAGAGTCGAAGGCTTTTTCTGCGGGTAGCACTAGTGGTGCATATAACCATCAACTAACTGTAGCTGAGATGCCTTCACATAATCACTCCTACGTTGTGCATTTAGGAACAGGGTCTAGTGGCCCAATCAGTTTGCACGACAGAATACCCCAACAAACAAAAACCACAGGCAGTACAGGGGGAAATGGCACCCATAATAACATCCAACCGTATATAACCGTATATATGTGGAAGAGAACTGCATAATGAAGTTCTTAGTACTTGGTCTTCCTAGATCAAGGACTGGGTGGCTCTCTGTCTTCTTAAGCACAGATTCTACATTGTGCTTCCATGAAGGAGTAGAAGGATGTTCTTCTATGGATGAGTATAAGAGAAAGACTTCGGATAAAGCAGACAGTAATACAGGTCTTATGTTATTCGATGTAAGAAGACACTTCCCCGATACTAAGATTATTATCATTGATGGTACTGTTGAAGACTCAGTGAAGTACGGCCTTGACACTTATGGTTTGGATGTTACTTCTGCAATGATTGAGGGAAAGAAGAGACTTGATGCTTTAGATGGATTGCATATTAAGTTTGAAGATATTAATGAAAGACTCCAGGATATGTGGGAGTACGTTTATGATACTCCTTATGATAAAACAAGATCAGATGAGTTAGTTAAGTTAGATATTCAAATGAGAGATGTCCACTCAATGGATATTGATTCCATGAATGCTCTTATAACAAGTGAGATGAATGAAGTCACACCATAAGATAGATATTAAGTTAAATACAGAACCTCTTAGAGAATACTTGAATGAACACCAAGATCTATTTGGTGTCTATAATTACAGAGGGGGCTTTTCTAATTCCCCTCATAGAGAGATGACAGATATATGGGTAAGGTATAATGACATTACTCCTTATCTTGAGACTGAAGACTTCTCTACCTTTGGTGAAGAACATGACTCTGTTTGGTATCCTATTTCAGATAAGCTTCCTATAAAACCTTTACTGTTTGAATTAATGACTAAGGTTCAAGGGGAACGTCTTGGTGGCGTTCTTATAACTCAACTCCCTCCTCATTGTGAAATACATCCTCATGTTGATGGGGGATGGCATGCTGGATACTATGACAAATACTACATACCAATTCAGACATCTAAGGGAGATGTGTTTGGATTTGAGGATGGAGACATTAAACCTACTCAAGGAGATGCTTGGTGGTTTGATAACTCAGTGCGCCATTGGGTGCAGAACAACACGAATTACCAGAGACTATCGTTGATAGTTTGTATTAAGACAAATAACAAGTTAGGAGAATAATATGCCTTGGGGAGTAGTTGCAGGAGCCGCAATAGGCGCGGTATCTAGTAGTGTAGCGGCAAGTGCTAATAGAAAAGCGGCAAATAAAGCTGCTGAAGAAGAGAGACGACAGGCTGACCTTCAGTTTTCAAGAAGCCAGCCTTATCAAACTTCAGGTGTACTGGGCGATGTTAGTTTTGAATCCGATGTAGACCCAGAGACAGGGTTAACAACAGAGAACAGGCTTAAGTTAAACTTATCAGAGCCTTATCAGAAGGAGCATGACTACTTAGTTGGGAGTCCTGATAGACAGAGGGCTTACATAGAAAGATTTGCAGGAGATCCTGAAGCCGCTTCTGAGTCTTATTTCCAAAGACACCTTGAAAGAAATCGAGATCAACAGGGGATAAGAAGAGAGTCAGCAGAGAACGATCTCTTCCGTAGAGGTATGCTAGGAAGTACAGGAGGTTTTGAGCAGATGAGAGCAGTAAATGAAGCTGAAGCTCAAGAGGATAGGCTGGCTAGATTCGCGGCTGATGATAGAGTACAAGCTGAAATAGATAGATATAGATCGAGAGGGGCTGTGGACTTTGCCGCCTCTATGGGAATTGAAGGTGCGTTGCATCAGTACGCTAATCTAGGAATGGGCGCTGGGTCACAAGCAGCACAGGTTGCTGGCAAGTATGCCGAAGGCTATACTAATGCGGCTAACACTACTGCACAAGCGGCTATAAATAGTAACAATGCAATTGCCGCAGGTATCTCAAGTGTTGGTGGCGCATTAGGCGCAGGATATGCTAAGGGATTTGGATCTGGAAACCCAGGATCTTGGGGAGGTTTAGGACAGACTACTAAGGCTCCTTCAGGAGGAGGAGGCGGTTTCCAGACAGGAAACTACGGCAACGCTTTCGGTGCTGCTAGTAAAGGATGGGCTTTATAAGATGAAACTAGACTTTGATTCTGGAAAGAAGCTACATAACTATGTTAAAGAATATGCAGATATTTATTCTCAATTTGATAAGGATGCTCTTGCTAAAGAACAGCTAAAGATTGACCAACAGAAGGTAGGAATGTTACAACAGCAGTTTGCTACAGAGCAAGCTGCTAATGTTTCTAAGTTAAAAGCTCAAGGCATGCTGGCTGATAACCCTGATATTAGTGCTGGAGAGCTTGCTTCTGTGGATATTGGTCTTGCCTCTAAGTTACAAGATATAAGATACTCAGAAGGAAGGATTAAGGAATTCGGTAAACCTAAGGAGCGAACGGAGGCTTACTATAAGCGCGCCCTTGCTGGCGTAGCCGCCCAGAACGACAAGCACCTTAAAGCGACTGTAGGTAAGGAGTTCTTGGACAATCATATTAATAGTTTCTTGGGTGATGAAACTACGGGATCACTATGGTGGAAAAGCGATCTAGCAGAAGACGTAGATACAAGCTCTTTAAGCTCCGTCATTAGTTTCTATGATAAGAATAAATCTAAACTAGGAATGGCGGATGCTAGATTTAAAGCTTTCATAAAAGCGACTAGAGAAGATTATAAGCAGGCTCTATCTAATGGTGCTATGTCTATTATGTATGGCGGAGGATCTACTGCCTCTGCTCCCCCTTCAGGAGGACAAGGAAGGAATGTAGTTCCTTCGAGTGTGTTGACAGCAGGTACTCAAGCTCCTTTGAACCCTGTAGGCACTCCTAATCAACAACCATCTGTATCTCAAGCCCTTATTCGCATACAGGCTGCTATTGATGAAACTAATACTTTGGAAGAATTAGCTCAGTTACAGCAGACAGTGAGTGAGAAGCAGAAGGCGGTACAAGTTACTCCTCAGCAAGCGGCTGAAGTAAATGCCAAGTTTGATAAGAAGTCACGAGAGTTAGGACGGTAGGATAATAATGAAGTCAGCTATTGAGATCGCAAGAGAGAATGTAGTTAAGGCTCATACACCAGAGAATGGTTTCTTATCAGGTGTAACAGGAGGTTTCGATCTATCTACAGAAGAAGGCAGGAGTGCTATGTTTACTGGAGGTCTCTCTGGTCTGCTTATTTCTAAGCTTTATCCTGAAGAGGATCAACGTAGATGGGAGGTAGCTAGGAAAGCCAATGAGTTCGGTATTGCAGATATGGATAATATCCTTGATGCTTACAGAGCGCAAGGAGAACTGGAGAACTTCACTGAGGCAGAGGCTTCTGAAATAAGGGAGATAATGGCTAGAAAGGAGATGATATTAAGAGATCTTAATTACGTCTCTGAACATCATGATGGTGATCTTGATGCTGTTATAGATAGTGATGGTAAGAGTATGAATGACCGCTGGGGGTATGAGGAAGATGCTTCCAAAGGCGTACTTGATCTAATGACTGCTATCGCTTCTAATCCTGTACACTCTTCAGGTATGATTATAGGGGAAGTTATTAAGGATCTGCCACTCTCTCTTCTAGGAGCTATGGGGCTTAAGGGGCTTAAAGGCGCTTCTTTGTACACTAAGTTTATGTCTAAGCTTAATGGTGTGAAACCAAAAGCATTAAGAAACTTAGGTAAAGTAGCAACTCCTGTAGCCGCAGGTGCAGTCGCGGGTGGTGTTTATGAAGCCACTTACTCTCAACTTAACGAGGGGAAGGTTAAGTGGGGTGATGTTCAAATGGGTACAGAGTTTGGAGCCGCCTTTGGTTTACTTGCTGGTGCGGGTTCCTTGGGAGCCGATGCTCTCAAGGCTAGAAAACTTAGAACTCCTGAAGATACTACTAAAGATACTACTAAAGAATCTCCTACTCTTTCAAATGAAGAAGCAGTAGATCCAAGTTCGCTTATTAAGTTTCATTTAAGCAAAGAAGAGTTAGCCGCTGTTTCAGCTAGAAGCCGTAACATCTTTACTCATCACGATACTAGATTGTTTCCTGATTTAGAGGGGAGTTATGAGTTTATTAGTGTTAAGGGAGCTAGAGCTAGAGGAATTATTAAGGAAGGACATCCCTTAAATCAAGGAACTGATACTATCTTTACGGGCGATAAGGCATACATTGTATGGGATGATGCCTTGATAAAGAAGAGGCATAAGGTTTTAAAAGAATACCTTTACGATACAATGAATGAGCCTTCTAATAAAGGAGTCTCTCTTAACATGCTTAAGTATGTAAACGACTTAGACTCGTTTAGAGCCTTTTCAATGGCGCGTGAGAAAGCTCGTATCCAGATGAGAAAGAATGGTGAGCTGTATGAGATTCCTGAAAGTGAGATTGCTGGTGCAAATCATATTGCCAAGATGGAACTGGATAATGCATTTAGACACTCTGCTAGGGAAGCCGCTGATAAGTCGAATGTAAGTGCAAAGGAGAGTGCGAAGGCCGCTAGAAAATCAAACGAAGATGTCGCTGTTAAAGAGGATTTAGAAAGGGCTGATAATGTAGAAGAAACAGCTAAGAATCAGGCAGAGTATGAAGCTGATAGTCTTAAGGGACGTACTGAGGCAGAGCCTCTTCTCCAGAAAGAGACTCCTTTAGAG